CCAAGACCTCATGCCAAAACCTTGTTTAGGTTTAGCGACCAGCATTCCCATGTTACTAGTAAATGTACCACAACCATCTGGTATCATCTTCACATGTTTTATTCCTAAATCTCTTGCCCAAGCATTCATAACAAAGGCGTCATTTACTGATACACAATAAACATCATCAATGCCTTTTTTCATAAAGTCCATAAACTCTCTGTCATAACTTGGTAGTTCTTCGCCAGAACATGTTGGTGTAAATGCACCTGGTAAACTGAACAATAAGATTCTTTTGCCTTTAAAAAGTTCATCTGTTGTTACATCTTTCCATGTGCCACCTATAAAAGTACATCCGCCTTTTTCTTCGCTGTCACCTTCTCTAAATTTAAAAGTGTGAGGTTTAACATGCATAAAATTCCTTGTAGTTAGTAGTTAGTAATGCGTCTTTCGTGGGATTGGTTGGAACCGACCCACAATCTTCCAGGAAGAGTCCATTTCTGATAAAGATTTGGTCCCTACTCAAAACTAAACAAGGTGTCTTCAACCATTCGGTCATAACCCTCCTTGCCCATGCCTTTAGCCCTCTTAAGCTATATTCAGCCAGAAAGAATACTACATTTGCAAATATAATATTGTTACGCATTGTTTATAATATATCATTATTTGACTAGATTGTCAAGCGTGGAATAATCCACATATGATAAATTATCAACCCCTTTCCACTCTTCAATAGTCTGGTTTACACCGTCATTGGCGCCTATACCTAATCTATTGACTTTATAGAATTTTATGTTAGGATTACGTGTAAATAACGTTTTCCATTGTTTAATCCAATTAGCTGATGGTGTTGGGTGGTGGTCAGCTGCGACATAATGTTCAGTACCCTTATATAAGTTATTTACCTTTGGTGTCGTTGATCTCAAATCATGTCCAATTAGATAAACCTCATCTGGTGACTCGACCTTTACTGCCACATTTCCTGACATAGGACCAGCTGCCCAACCCTCGTCTTTTTCAAATAATTCTGTTAAACTGGTTGATTTGTCATTCTCTTGTATCCAAGATATAAAAACACTCGTATGATCTACTTGTTTTAAAAATGATGTTTTATCACTTCTTAATATTCTTGCCATTCCATGTAAAGATGATCCATTCATTACAAATTCTGTAGCATTGTTTTTATCATTCTCTTTATGTAAATTATATTCTTTAATAGCTTTTCTATCTTCCTCATTCATTGTTGAATACAATAACGTATCATACATATAAGCAGGACATTTTGTCCAGTTTCGAAAATAACATGGTATTTTTTGACCAACACCAGCATGATATATTTCGTGCATAATACCATTATCAACTGATATTAAACTATCAGGTAAAAAATCTCTGTATATGGCATTACAACCATATATCTTACCATGTGGTCGTAAGGTTTCTAAATTAAAACCTTTTCTACTTTCACCATTACCTATACAAAATACTCTTTTCATCCATTAAACCAACTATTCATTATACCAATAGCATAGATAGCTACACTAATTGCATTTAAAACTATTAATGCTCTGTCATGCCATAACATTCCTACAATTAACCAACCTATCATACCTAAGATTGCAGGATATAAGTTGTAAGGAAAGATATTAGATGTTGTCATTACCATTGCAATAATTAATAATATACTACTGGTCCATTTTATATACCACGATAAATCATATCGTGGTGTAATTTTTTTATAAACTCTACTTGAATTTAATTTTTTGATTTTATCATCTAGTTTTTCGTTTATTGGGTCTATCATTTTTCAAATTGTTCTGTTACATCTTCTACATTTAAAGTACCATCATATCTAGTGTAAAAATCTAAAGGTTCTTCATAATTATCTTGTATGTAATCATAATCTTCCTCATATTTTTCGTCTAGTTCATCTATAGTTATACCTTTTGGATTTTCAAAATAAAAGGAACATTGGTCATCAACTTCCATATCTTCAACTTGTGTATGGTCAAATTCAAATTCGTTTCTATCATCATTAGGATCACCAATAATATCTAATAATTCTTCATAATTTTCAACTTTTATAACACAATGACCCCAACGGTACATTTCTTCAGTTGTAAATGAAATTGTTTTGTCTTCATTTTCATATGTTTGGTATTCAAATATTGATTTCTTCCACTTAGGACTTATTTTATAATATTTCATTTTATATCCACCTCATTGCAACAAGCCAACCATATAGATTTACTAAACAAAAGTAACCTACTAACATTGTTGGCCATGCTAACTTTCTTCTATAATGTGCATATACAGATGTTAAACTACCAATGAAATAACCTGGATAGATGTATCTCATATCTGGATCAACTGCTGTAATAGCTAATGTTAAACTTGCGCCTACTATAAAAAAGAAACTCACAAGTTCATAGTAAAATGCCACCTTATCCGACCGATAAGACGATAACCAAAATTCTTTTATTGTATTCATACAAATATATCTTTCATAATCATTTTACATTCGGTATCATTCATTGATACAAAATTTTTTAATTTGGCAATCTTAAATGAGAGATCAGGCCAAATAATCTTTTCTTTAATACTCTTATCCCATACCTTACCAAACGATAAGATTGAGTTAAAAATAACGGCGGTCTGGACATGAATTTTCCTTTGAATAAGTAACTGTAAAAGTCTTGGATGTTGTCCATTAACAGAGCGAAAAACATCATCAAACCTAATATTATTAGTCCCAAGGTAATCATTGACCAATACACAATCGTTTCGAAAGTGATAAGTACCACTTTCTTTATATTTTCGCCACTTGGTATAAGCTTCAGCACCTTCATTTTCTAATAAATTTCCTATCCATTTTTTACTATCTGCCACAAAATTACTAACAAAAAAATAGACAATATCATCTGAACTATACCGTTTTGATAACTTATGAAAAAAGTATCTATCATTTCGTTTTGTAAAAGTATCTAATTTAACATTTATTTTACCATCATATTTGTGAAAGTCATATGATTTACTTGTAAAGTGTAACTTAACTGCCAAATATGTTTTGTAAACCTCAAATCCTCCATACATTATAATTTATACTCAAAGTTTTGTGTTTCATCATTAATATGTATCTGCTTTGCACCATTACTAATATGAAAATGTGTTGCCATCGGTGTTAAAGGAGATAGTGTAACTAATCTCTTAAATTTGTTTTCTTGTACCCATTCACCTAGTTTTTTTATAATTTCTCTACCTGCACCTCTTTTACGTGACCATACTGTATATGCAATAACAATTTCACCACGTTGTCCGTCTTGGTTAGCTGCCTGACTCATATAATCCATTTCTCTAACAGTAAATGGTACTTCAGGACAATACGCAACACAAACTATAGCTTCTATTTTATTATTATATTTTAGACCAAATATCTTACGACCATGCATTATTCTAAAACCAAGTGTAAGTTCAGGTCTTACAGGATCCTCAGATACATCTATATCGTCTAGTTCTACTAGTTCGGTACCTTTAACCCACTTAAAAAAATCATCTATGTTATCTTTAAACTTTTTCATACATTATAAACTAATCCAATCTCTATCATGTCTTAAATTAAAATCTTCATATGTTGCTACTGGTATACTTAGTGATAATCTTTTTTGATTAGTTATGTATTGGTGGTACTTATGTGCCGGTACATATACTAGATCACCAGGTTTCATAATATGGTCTATTACAGGTTTAGATTCTTCTATTTCTTTTAATCTATTTTTACCTTCAACACAATCAACATTTCTATACTTATGGTCATCTGGTGTTAATTCGGTGTCCCATACTCTCATCACACTTTCTCCTTCACATTGTATAATAAAATTATGGTTGTTATCAAAGTGTACACCAAAACTTCTATCGTTATCATGTAAATTAAAAAATACATGTGCGTCAGCAGGTGCTTTCCATATTTCTTCTATATCATTAACACATTCATTTATCATCTTTGACAATCTACTACAATCTTTTATATAGCAAGTATAATCTTTTAGCAATTTTCTCATTTCAGTTGCTGGTATAGAAGAATCATCTGTCGACCATGCATTTACTTGCCAATGCATTGGTTCATTCATATTAATAGCTTTAAATCTTTCAGTATTAACAAATGGAGATAAATTAATAATTAACTCCAAGTCTGCCCAATCTAAAGGTTTATTATCCTTACACATCTGTGGCATGACATACGGTGTATTCAACTGTTTAGCATTTTCTATTAATAGATGAGGTATCATACAGGTAATTTACCTCCAGCTTTTTGTTTTAATAAATTTAAATTCATCGCTTCTATCTTTATTTTTTCTTTTAATGATTTAGATGTTAGAGAACCAACGGTTGACGGATCAATATCATTTATTTCACAATAATGTAATATAGAATCCATGTATGTTATGCCTCTCTTCTCTTTCTTAATCTTTTCTATTTCTAACGAAAACTCTTTACTGTTCACTTAAATACCTCCAACTAATAGGAAAATGGTCTTTACAATGCCCGCTAATATGTTGTGTGACCATTCTTGTTTCTTGTTGTGAATCTTCTTTGCCTCTTAAATTACATACACGAGCAAATGCATATAATGTTCCTGACCAATACCATTCGGTCATCATGTTTTGAGGTAAAACTATTCTTGCCATTTCAGGTGCTATATTCTTTTCAATCATATTGTTATATAACTCCTTTGTTTGTTTCATATAATCAGTAATATCATATTCTATTTCATCTGTACCGGATCCTTGTTTTTTATTCTCTGCCTTATTACGCCAAATAAATGGTATATAAAACTCAGGTTCACTATCTACATATCTTCTACTGACTTCATTCCAAACTAAACCTACTTGATGTTTAACTAGTTGTCTTGCTACAAATATAGGTGCTTTGATTCTAAATTGTAATTGACCATGTGCAAAGGGAGACCAATGCTCATGTTCAGCTAAATACTTGATTAGTTTTTCGTCTTTTTCTTCAAATTGGGATTTGTTTTTTGCAAAGGACACTCTAGCTGCATTTACAACGGATAGATCACTACCCATTTTGTCAATTAATTCAACATTCATATTATTAATATATCAGATTACGTTAATATTGTCAATGGTCCGTTCTGTTACTAGGTGGACCAAACCCTTTAGCAGTATTAGGCTGCTATAGCAAAGTTATTGTTTGCATTTATAAGTTTGACTATACGTTGTCAACGATTTAACTCCAAATAGTTTTAACTAACTGTCGAACCTACACACCCCCCATAAGCACACCAAAATGTGTTTATGGTGGAGGTGGTGGGAATTGCACCCACGTCCAGAATAGCTATTATCTATTCTTCAGCGTTAAATTCATAACGATCAAATGACCTAAAAACCATACATGCTTCAGCAACACCAGGTACTACTACAACTGGTATAAGTTGTTTTTTATCTCTTGTCATGTACATAACAACCATATAAACTGGTTCACCGTCTTCGGATGCATTTGATCTACCTACACTTGCACTATGTGTTTCAAAGCCGTGTAAGTTTAAATATTCCTGTACTGTTGCAACATGTCCACAAACTTGTGGTATGTTTCTAAAATACAATTGTCCGTCTGCAAATGGTCCTTCAAAAAATCCGTGTGTATCTGCTTTAGATTTAAATGTAAAGCTACAACTTATTATGAAAGCGGACAATAATAGTGTTATTTTTTTCATAAGCCCTCTCTAAAAACATGGGCATTATTTTACTTTGTCCTTGTTTTCCTTCTCATAATATTTATAAAAGTCTTCTATTGCCTTACCTAGTTTATCTACGTAATCCTTTTTATCTTTTATAAATGATCTCATTGTACCGTCTTCGGATGCAATAAGGATAACGATTTGATCTATGACTTTTCCAAATAGCTCTTCATACATAATAGCATAGGCTGTAGTCTGCATAAAGTAGTTCTCAATCCAACTTTCTTGTCTTTCTTTGTTGGCAGTTTTGAAATCAATAACAGATAATTTACCATTATATTCTGCAATACAATCCACCTGACCTGCAATTGTCAACTTTTTAGAATACATAATTGTTTCTAAACAATGTACATTATCAATCTGATCTAAGTATGGTTTCATTAGTTTAAATAATCCTAATGGTAATACTGATCTTTCACTAGGTGTTTCACCTTTGATATATTCTTCTACTAATTTATGTGTAGCACTACCACGTCTTGCAGCTCTACCCATTTCCCAATTAGCTACATCATGTCCGATACTATCACGCCATTTTTGTAAACCATCTGCTTTATCTTTTTGTTTACCTAAAACTGTTGTTACTGAGGGGAAGTTTTGACCGTCAATAGTATAAAATCTATTACCGTCTATATTTTTGCCTTTTGTTTGAGGCAGTTTACTCTTATCTATATCTACAAATTTAAAACTCATATTCTAATCCTTTATATTTAATACTTCATTATACCACAATTAGAGTAGATTGTCAAGTCTTATATATGGTCGTACAGAATACTACCACCATTTTGATCTGGAT